ACGAATAGGATTTATATCTGCATGTATTCTTCCTTTATGTTCATGTTTTAAAATAGTATCAATAAAAGTTGTGTGTGCTTTATTAATTTCTCTTGCTTTAGCAATTTTTTGTACTAAAGGGTGCTGATGTTCAGACAAGAAATTTTTAGTAAATGAAGGCGCTTGTGATTTTTCAGTTTTTTCGTAATGTAAACCAAGTTTTTGAAAAACTTGTGCAATGGATCTTGCAGCCCAAATCTGAGGTTCAATTCCTGTTTCTTTTTTTATTGATAGCACCAATGAGTTTTCTTCTTCTACTAATTTTTGTTTTAATTGGTGTGCAGCTTCTACATCTACTCGCACTCCTTTAAATTTCATATCAATTAAACATGGAAACAATTGTGTTTCTAAATCAAATATTTCAGATAAATTTTGTTTTTGTATTTCTATAGATAATATTTTAAATAATTGTAAAGTTAATTCAGCATCTTTTTCCGCATAAGCCCCAACATACATTGCGGGAAGTTTGTACATTTCTGATTTAGCATCTACACCTGCAGCTTCTGCAGCTTCTTTTAATCCTTTTTCATCTTTTACTTCTCTTAAATATTCAAAAGCAATACTATTTAATGCATAAGATAATCTATTTTCATCAATCAAAGATGACATCACCATAGTATCAACAATAAAACCATTAATAGGAATGTCATAAGCTCTTAACCAACATACATCGTACATTGCATTATGAAATATTTTTGTATTGTTTGCTTTACAAACATCTTTTACATAATCTAATACAATTCTTTTATCTAAATTACCTTCTCTATGTCCAATTGGATAATAACCTGACCAACCTTCTACGGCCAAAGCAACACCAATAATTTCACCTTCACCTATTACGGCACCTGAACCTCTTGATTTTAAATTTGGATCTTTTGTTTCTAAGTCAATTGCCACATAATCATATTTTGATAAATCTGGAAAAGTTTCTGGACAAGTCCATTCTGTTTGTGCTGTAAACATTTATACCCCTAGTGTAAAATAAAATATTGTAATACAAGTAATTAATCCTAAATCATAAATTAAAGTCATATTAAAATTAAACATTACTTATCTTTCTTCATATCTTTTAATTTCTTTTTTTCTAATTCACAGTAATGAATTATCTTATCTATATCTTCAATTCCATTTTTTTGCAAGTACCTACAAACGTACTTAATTACGTTTCCCTGAAAGAAGCTGAGATTATTTTTTGAAATAAACTCATACGGTTGAATGTGAAAGTTTTTGTAGTGACTCCCACCTATTTGCTTATCTTGTGGAAATGCTTCATTAAACATACCTTTATTTGTCATATTATTTCTTCTCCTATGTTATATTGATATTCATAACCTTGATTCATTATGAATAAATTTTCTTTTGCTCTTGTCACACCAACAAAAAATAATCTATGTTCGGTGTCTTTATTTATTTGCGCTGCTTCATAAATAATTCTTTCTAAATCTGTAAACAGAATTACATTTTCTGCTTCTTCCCCTTTAACCGCATGTATAGTAGATAATTTTATTCTTGCCGGTTTACTTAGATCCTCGCCGCTCGCCACTAGGTCCTTGATGTATTCAATCTGGTAATCTTTTAATCTTAATGTTTTCCAATCACCATGAGCAATGAGTCCATGTTCTAGTCTAAGTTCATCCATGTCCACTGAGTCTACATTTACTAAAGACTTGCCACCAGAAAATCCATACTTCACATCTCCTTCATCATATTTTAAATATTCATAAATATTTTGAGCTTCTTCTCCTGAGATACTTGCACCTTTGTTTAATCTGTCCCAATCATTAATTGCTTTAATTACATCTAAAGGCAATAAGTCATTGAATTTACAATCAAATCTATAACCACTTTCCTGTAAAATAGGCACCAAATTTTTCATTTGATCATTCGTTCTAGTTAAAATCATCCATTGACCTTTACTAAAATCAATGTCTTCTAATTCTAAATCTTCTATAATACTTCCTTCAGCATCTCTAGGTTCCCAAATTTTGTCTCTTCTTTCATCAATGTTATCTAAAATAGATAAAGCGAGTTTATGAATTTGTTTTGGAACCCTTCTAGATATTGTTTGATGATCTGGTATTCCATCTAAGTTAATAAATATTTTTGGATCTGCACCTTGAAAAGCATAGATAGCTTGATCGTCGTCCCCTGCAACAAAAGATCTTTTACACTGAGATTCAATGTAAAAAAACATATCCCATTGCAGAGGATTCAGATCTTGAGCTTCATCAAGAAAAACTACATCGAGGGAAGGACATAATTTTTTCTCAACAAAATCGGAAATCATGTCTGAAAATTCAAACATGTTATAATCTTTTTTATAATCTAAAATATCTTGATTCAATTGTTCAAGTAAAGGTTCATTAATAAAATCTATTAAATCTAATTTGATAGCTGCATCTTGCAAATTCATTTTAGTGCAACGAGAATATTCTATAATTTTCATGTACTGATTTTTATACTCATAATAACCATTTTCTTTTTGTATAGTTTCAAAATGCATATCTGTATGTCCGTATTTATTTTTAAACGGATTCCAATTCTCATCTTTTAATAATTGAGATGTTGTATCTATGTTTAACATTTTAGTTCCCATTGAATGCATTGTACATATCCAATCAAATTCAAAGGTAGGGTATTCTTTTTGTATTCTGTCTCTTGCTTCACTAGCTGCAGCATTACTAAATGTAATGTAACAAATTTTTTTAGGATCAGTTTTATTTATAATTAATTCATTATGTAAATGTTTATGAATTAATGTATGTGTTTTTCCTGTACCCGGTGGCCCTGCAATTACTGTCCTCATTCAAATGGTGCCGCTTTCTTTTCTAATCTTTTTGGTGTATACTGTTGCACTTCAATTTTTTCTACAGTCCAAAGTTTAACACTTTTCTTTTCTTCTTTTCCTTTGACTTTTACTGTAATATCTTTCGTTGCAATTTTACCATTAAATAAATTTTCTACTAACCTGATAGTTTTATTTTTTGAATAAGTTTTATCAGGCCAACTTTTACTTCTAATTATAAATCTCCAGAAATCTTTAAATTTAAAATAACTAACACCATTTTCTGTATAAGGTTTACTTTTTAAAACATCTTCTAACGATTTACCATCACGACTAATAAATTCAGTTAACAATTCTTTTAATTGTATATCTATTTTAGAATCATCCGGAGCATCTAATGTTGCCATGTTCTTCATTAAAGATGCTAGTTGTTTTCTCCACACTAATTTAGCAACTGGAATTAATGGTCTTCCAAGTTCAGTCATGCATGCAATACTAAATTTTTCATGATCGTGTAAGGTTACTGCATCAACTTCAAGAGTATCTTCATCTATATCTACAAAAAATATTGGTGGATCAGATTCATATTTTCTAATGGATGTAATAGAAGGCATTCTAACATCACCACCTTTGCCATATTGTTTTGTATAACAAAGTTTTTCATCACAAAAATTACAAATAGGTTTGTCTTTACATTTATAATCATATTCTTTTTTATCTAATTGTTTTATAACTCTTTGTATGTCTGTAGATTTTAAAGGTGGTTTAATATATTTTTCTGTATTATAGTTTTCTAATTTATCTTCCCAACCTATTGGATTAGATTTCTTTACATAAACTCCAATATTAAATAAACCATTATCACGACCGGATGCTGCAACATCTCCATTACCTTCTACAATAGGGCCATTTTTAATAATTGTATTTAAACATGGTGGACCATCTGGAAACTCTTCTTTAATTTTTTCTTGTTTTTTATTTATAAATAAATCTTTAAATTGAGATACTTCTTGAACATGTTCATCATATAATTTTATAAAATTTTCTATAGTTAAAGAATTACCCTCATCATCTATTGCATACTTAACTGTTCTATTTCCACCATGATAAGGCATATTTAAAAAATTACCTACATCACCTCTATCTGCCATTATTTTAGATTGTTTAGGAAATATTTCCGCTTTAGCATAACCTAATGCAGATGCCATCATCTGTAATTTTTGTCTCATTAAAGATGCTGAAACAAATTCTTTTACAAAACAATAGATATGAGCACCACCAGATTTAGATCTAAATACTATTAGTGGTAAATGTTTTTCTCTAATTTTTTTAATTAATTTTAAATGATCAAAAGGATATGTATCAATATCTATTGCACCCCATTGACATTTATTATCTTCATTAATTGGTATAATACCAAGACCAGGTTCTTCACCTCTTAAATGTTTTTCCCATAACTCATTAGTTACAGGTTCTCTTATAGTTTTAACCCTAACTTCATTTTTACCATCATGTCTAATTTCATGAGTTTTAAAAGTGATACCATGTGCACTTTCTAAACCTTTAAATATATCTTTTAATCTTTCTATCATATTCCCTCTGATATTTTATTATCAGGCGGCACGGTTGTACCGCCTGATTGTGGCAATTACTTGTCGTAATTTCTCATGGAAACATGAAAGTCTTTAGCTGCTTGATACATTGCAGCATCTTTCACTTGTTCAGGCGCACCAATAGAAAAACCATACCATTGATTACCTTTTCCTGAGTTTAATACTGATGCTATGTGATAACTAAAAGCATATGGAGCAGGTGTATATACACCTTCAGCATCTTTCAATGTTTGAGATTTTTGCAATGATATCCATTTTCTTGCAATCTTACCTTGAGATGCAGACATTGACATCAAAGCTTTCTCAGCTCCATTATCACCAATTATGATAACATAATTTTGGTGAACGGTTAAAATGTAGTTACCATTTTGCAATCTATCTTTACCACCATCTTTAGTAGTCTTAGATAAAATATCAGAATCAGCAGGATAAATTTGTTCTGGTCTACCTGAACCAGTACCAAACTCTGCCCATTCTTGGAACTCCATTTTATAATAACAAGGGATTGCTCTGAATCCTTTGTCACCGTCATATAGTTTTTTTGTAACTATATTTAAGAACATACCAGGTTCTGCACCTTCAACATAATTTTGATTACGTTTTTGTGCTTCTCCAGATCCATTCTGTAAAAGTTTTAAGATAGGCAAAGCAAGAGATTCTTGTCTTACATTCTCAAAACCTGTTCCGGCATCTTCTCTATATAAAATAGTAGAAGGTGTTTGTGCCTGTTTTTTTGTTTGTACTTCTGTACTCATATTTAACTCCTTTTTATATTTGTACGGTTACCCACGTAAGTTTTGAAGCAGTCAGGGAGTTCGATTCCAGACTCGTGACATTCCCTAACTACTCCTTTTAAGGTCTGAGGATGTACTCCCACTTTCTGGACAGGTTCATATCCTTGACCTTTAGCAAGGGTAGCGTAAGCCATTGCCTTGTTGTCTTCGCCACGACCAAAGGTAACAGTGATATCATTTTTAATAATATCACCTCGACCGTTATCACGAAGCCAGTTAAAAGCCTCTTCTTGTTTTTCAGGAAGAATAGATGCGCTGTAAAAATTTCCTACTTCTACAGTTTCACCATCTTTAAGCTTTAATTTTGTAATGTTCATTTCCTTCATCATTTCAGGAATTTCAAATTGAGAAATGACGTTGGCTTTTTCTTTTAATTTTTTTATAGACGATTCTGCATTTGCAATTTCGTCTTCTAAATCTTTTAACTGCTGTACTTTATCAGTTAATTGTTTTGGATCAACAACAGCTTTTATTGCATCCACTTTATCTTCTCTATAATTTATTTCACTCATTTATTTCCTTTCTATTCTTTCTAATATAATCCTATAAACTAAATTGTCAAGTAGTTTCCCTTTGATATAAATCAATTTCAATTGGATAATATCTTCTTTCTTGTTTGTCCCATTTTAATAACTTATATTTACCATTAGTTATATCAGAAACAATTGAACACGCAACACCAATAATTGCAGGATCACCAGTTAATAATAAATAATCTTCTGGTGTATAATCTTTTAATATTTTTCTTAATTTAAAAACTAAAGGACCCGCACTTAATATTATTTGTGCATTTTCAGGTAGTAAAACTTTTAATTCACCAAATTCAGACGCACCAATAATATTTATTTTGGGACGGCCTTCTCTAGTACCAGGAACATCCTGGATGACATAAACTTTATTTTTCATAACTTCTTGACAATTTATAATCTTTTTGATAACGAATTACAATAGAAAGAAAAAAATAAATATGAACTATAAATTTAAAAGCAAACCTTTTGCTCATCAGTTAAAAGCGCTTGAAATGTCTTGGGATAAAGAAGTATTTGCATACTTTATGGAAATGGGAACCGGTAAATCTAAGG